CGCATCTCAATGATAGCTGCTTCTAATGCATCTGTATCACCCCTATCTACAGGGGCTACCTCTTTGGGTAAGCCACCACTAAGAGTGTAACCATCAGGAGTGCTAAGACCCAGTGCTTCCATTTCATCATGTACTAAGCCTCCATGAGCATAAGCATACTCAGTCCTGTCAGGTTCGCCCCTATATTCTAGGAGATCCTGCGCTGCTCTTATTAATTCTTTAACCCCGGAGTGGCCCACTGAATTTTCATAGCTATCCCCCCCATTCTTAAGATCATTCTGTAATTGGTCGGAAGCAAGGTATGCCTTTGTATCTTGGCTATCCTCTTTACTTACTGGCCCCTCCATTTCTGTATCAAATAGTTCTGCTAGGTATTCCCCTGCATTACCATACATTAATAATGAGTAGGCTTCTGCACCATATTCTTGCATGAATCTATGGTGGGTATCCCTATCATCCCCAAGAACAGCCTCAAGTTCCTTTAGACCTCTATGGGTATACTCATGTGTCCATACCCCACTACCCTGTGTCATAGCAGGTGACATAACTATATCATCCCCCTTTACACCTCTGGCATTAATCTGTTCTTGGGAGTACCCATCACCTAATAGGGTTTCCTCAACGAATTCTGGTTCAGACTCTTTCCAAAAGTATTGGGCTACTCTGTTCTTGTTATCAACTATCTTATCCAGTTCCTGCTTAATCTTCTGATCCGGATAACCAATATTATAGTAATCATCATTGGCATGGTCAGTAGCAGCCTCCGTAGCCATTACCTTACCCTTTGTAGGATCATAGCCTAGTCGGGCAAAGGGGTTAAAATACATAGCAGGATCTAGGTCTGCTCTAAACTCTACATCACCTAAGCTGTCAGAAGGGTTAGTAGAATCACCTAGAGGGACTGTTCTTTTAGGCAAACCATCTTCGGGTGCTTTCTTTGATAATAAACCCATTACATTCCCTTCTCTAATGCTACACCTATCTTGGCACCTGCTTTGTATGCACCCATCTCAGCTACAGTATGACCATAGTAGTTCTGGAAGTACTCGTTAGCTTTCTCTCTAGCCGCCTGAGGAGTCTTAGCCCACTTACCTTCATCAAACACACTATAGCTCTTACCTTCTCTGAATGCATCTAGCATGGCTTCACCTTTAGCCATCTCAACTGCCATCTTTCTAATATCTTCAAAGCGATTACCTAGAACAATACGTTTGTCCTTCTTAGATAAGCTCTTGTATAGGGGTGATGCCATTTGATAACCAATTATAATGTTGGCGTAGTCAGGCATGTGCTTCTTAGCTATATAGTCAGCTTGCTTATTGCCTGTGTGTGGGGTTAGTTTATAGGTTGGCATACCCAACATCTCTAACTCTTTCTCCATTTCATTCTGCCTAGGCATGTACTTGATACCAGTAAGCTGATTCATAACAGCACTCTGCCTACGCACTGTACCACCTGTGGTAGGGGATCTGTATTCAGGTAAGTCCTGCTGCCATACAGGTACTTTAGACTTGAGATGGTTAAGGAAAGTATGAGCAAATACACCACCCATTCCTTCTCCATCTACCATCCGTGTCTCACGTACAATAGCTTCATTGTCATCAAAGGCAGAATAAATATCACGGAAGATCTGTGCTGCTGTTAGCGGCCTGCCCATGATAGAGCCTGCCCAGTTACCCATTACCTTACCTAACTTCTCTCTGGTAACTTCATCACCTGAAGCACCGCCCTCTGCCCCTATCTCAGATAGAGTAATAAATAAATCAGACACACTATCCATAACATTTGTAGGACGTAACTGTGTACCAGCAATACCCTCAAGTAGCTGGGATGCTATCTCTGTACCATGAAGATCTTCATTTCTCCATTTAACCATAATATCTGCTACAGCAAGGTATGGAGCCATAGGGAATACAGCACGAATATCTATAGGCTTATCCTTCTCTGAACCACCTATATGGAACCATGCTTTATCTTGGTTGTCATTACGATAGAGTACTGCGGCATATAATAAGCCACTACCTACTACACCCTTAGCCACCCTTTCTCTTGTATCCTGCATTGCTCTACTACTAACGTCAGCTAGTTCCTGCCCCTCACTCTCTAATTTCTTGGCTGCATGATTGAATATATCCTTATCCTTTTTAAGGGGTGCCGCTGCAGCTTTAGCTTTATTTGTTGCTGCTTCTGCAAACTTTTTACTTGCCTGACTCCCTACTCTCTTGCTTGAAACGTAAGAACCTGAAGCATTTAGAAAGTTCGCAGGGGAATACTTATACTGGAATGCCATAGCGTCTGCCATGAATCGTGCAAAAGGGAATACAAAGGTGGTAGCAAAGGGTATAGACTCAGCCGCATCTACAAACCTCCGCAACACAGTACCTGATTCCGGCATCAATGCAAAGGTGCTTTCCAGTGCATCATCAGTAGCCTTCTTAAGAACCTGTATAGGTATGGGCTTGTCATTAGCAATGTAGTCATACATATTAAGATCTAACTTCTTCATCTGCCTGTTAACACTATCAGTGAAAACACCAGAACGTACTACCTGATCCTGCATCATGTTAAAGCCGTTCAACATACGAGTAGTCTTAGTTAGAGTCTCATTGCCTGTCTCTTGAAGGGATCTGAATAGAGTATGGGTTAGCCTAGTGTTGCTCTTCAACATCATCTTAGCTAATTCCATAGATTCTTTATGTCCCATGATTGCACTGAAGGCACCAATGGATTCCTGCCAAGTATCTGCCATACCCTGTTTGAAGCCTATTGCTCCCGTCTTACCTGTAATAGCATTGGCTACAGCACTGTATGTATGGGCTATAGTACCCTCAACCATCTTAGCAGCAGCACCAAAGGTAACAGAAGCACCCGCAGAGATTACGTTACGTGCAGTGGTAGCAAGCTGTACTACCATTAATGCCCTAGACTCCCTATCCAGCCTCTTCATGAATCCCATAACAGTAGCTATAGCACCCCTAGTTTCATGGGGCTTACCATATATAGCAGCTAACTTTGCCTTAAGGTCAGGGTTATTACCTGCCATCTTATCCATTCTGTCTGCCATAGCCTTGTATTGCTGTAGGGTATTACCACCTGCATTAGCTGCTAATCGTTGCATCTGTGCAAATTGAACCGTTGTTAGACCTGTCCCACCTATTGCTTGTTCAAGTACATCATCATCTATGCTATCTGCTGCACCAAGAACACGCATAGTCATGTTAGCAGGTGCTTCCTTCTTACCATTCTGTAGTGTTAGTCTGAAGTACTTATCCGGTAGCTCCTTCATAAGGTTTTCTGCCACTGCAATTGAAGCTGCAGTAATGTCTGCTAGAACTTGACCCCCTAGTACAGCATCAGGCATAGATAATGAATTACGTATTCTTTCTGCTGCTTCTTTATCAAATTTAGGAATAGGTTTGCCAGTAATAGGGTCTATGTCTACCCCATTTGCTTTAGCCTTAGCTTTAGCAGCAGCCTTAGCAGCAGGACTATTATCCGTAGCAGCAGCTAACCGACCTGCAATCCTCTCTGCATTGGTACTAAGTCCCATAGCCTTTTTGCCAACTATATTAGCAGCACCAATGCCCACACCTAATAAAGATGCACCCGCAGTTACACCACCAACTAGAGCAATATCACCCCAGTCTTTCTCTGCTAATTGTCCTATCTCAATCTTCAATTCTTGTCGCTGAGATTCCACCATAGCACCACCCAGCCCTTCTATTGAGGTAGTTGCAGTGATACGACCAAGGTTTCCCTTTAGCATGTGTCCCATAACAGCCCTACTGAGCACTGAGGCACCTGCCTTACGTGCTGCCATTGCTGCTATAGCTGACGCACCACCTGTAGGTATAGTCATTGCAAGACCTACTAGGGCTAAGGGGTCAGTTACTACAGTACCTATAGAATCTATAACACCAGAGATGGTACTACCACCTCCCTCAGTGGTAAAGCTAGGCATCTGGTCATATATGCCATACATAATTGCATACCGATCTTTCTTACTCTTACTAAGATCTTTAATGTAATCTGTTTCTTGTAGTACATCTACAGAGTTTTCAGTTGCATAACGCATATGAGTCATGTAGCGTTCTAGTAGCTCCCTGTTAGTCTCTCCCTCTTGGCGGGTGCCTTCCTCACCTAGTCTATCTTCTAAGACAGATTCAGCTAACTGAGCAATACCATCATGCTTAGAGAGGTTACCTATACTATAGTCTTCACCTAACTCAGTTAGCTGTACGGGAGACTCAAAGGATGAAGCCTGATATGAATCCTCCCATGAATTCTCCTGAGGATCTTCGCTTGCATAGGGCTGTGATAAGTCAAAGTCAAGCGCATCAGATTCATACTCATCTTCATAAGGGGTGGATAGATCAAAGCCGACTGACCCAGCCTCCTCTTCTGATGTGGTACTGTTGAACCCTAGCTCTTCCTCTTCATCCACGTAGGGTTCGGATAAGTCAAAGTTAAGTGTCATTTACAATACCTCTAGCTTAGCGTACAAAGTTTCCTTCAGTGAAGTAACCTTATCGGTCTTACGTATCTTGCTGGGGAAAGCATTAAGTTCTTTTATTAGATCCTTTATACTTTCCCTTGTCCAATCTTTACGGCTGGTTACTATAGATGATATAGATGCAATACGGTCACTTGTAACAGTATTATCTATATCTCTCTGTGCGTTACCAAGCATACTTAATCCAGTAGCTATAGCGGAAGAGACAATAGGAGAATGTCCTAAACTAGAACCTCCCATCTTAGTAATCTTATCAATTGCACCCTGTATTTCTTCTGCAGTACCTTCATCTACTATCCTAGTTATTGCGGATACCATCTTACTAGAGTCAGCAGCAGTAGGTGCCCCCTCAAGCTTATTAAAGTAGGCTAAGTTAGCATCAGAAGTTATTAGCTTGGCTTTGAAGTCCTTTTCTACTTGTACCTTACTATCCGATTCACCTAACTCTTCCATGTTAGCTATGGTTTTATCCTGCTGCGATATTAGTTCAGGGTTAGTGCCTAGTTTACCCGCTGCCTTAACAACTCCACTACCATTACCTGTCTTCTTATCTCCCCACCACTCTGCAAACTGAGGGTTCTCACCTTTCGCTTTGTTAGTTAGTGCTCTCTGTTTCATACCCTTAAGTTCACGGCCTGTAAATAGTCCTTCTTGTTTTTCTCCCTGACTAGTTACATGTTTACCCCAGTAGAATACAGCATCCTTTGTTTTTGAAATATCCTTAGGTGAAAACCCACCATATAGTCCGGGTAATGCTATATCAAGAGCTTTCATTTTTCCTGAACTAATAGTAGGATTCTCATTAGAAGACATAACCGCATTACTAATTATTACCCTAACGGCTTCCTTGTATTCCTTACTTTTTCTAAAGGCTGCTTCAAAACCCGGAAGACCCTGTAGCATAGAAGCATCAGCACCTGCGGTAGACTTTTGCTCTTCCCCATTTGTAGAGGCAGGTTGGAACTGACCAGTAATAGCCCAAGTGTTACGCAGAGTCAGTAGTTCAGCAGTTATATTTTTAGAGAGAGATCGTGCTGCATCTTCTAAAGCACCCTCTACACCTAATTGAGATTGAGTTACAGTATTAGCATCTACTATAGCTTGCTGTGCTGTTCTAAAGTCTGTGGTAACATAGTTAATACTATGCTTTATCTCTCGTACTTTCTTATAGTTGTAAGAGTATAGTGACTGCGCCTTTGCCATAGATATACCAGTGATAGCAGCAATCTGCTCACCCTGCTTCTTTGCAATAGAGGCTTCTGCCTCAACTGTCATATGCTCACTCTGACCATAGAAGGAAGTGTAGTCTACAGGAGACTCCTTAGTGGCACCCCGTACACGCTCCACCAAAGTTAGGTTAGGATCTAAGGGTTCTGGCTCTTCCAATATGGTTATCATATCAGATATGTTCCATTCTTTACCTACCATTTCAGGGTGGCCCGGAGCTTCAAATAATTCATCTCGCTTAGCTTGTGATAGACGATATATAATTTCCATCTGATCCTTGGTAAGATCTGGATCCCTACCCATGAAAGTAGACCGTATATCCTGTAGTCTATTGTTTTCTGTGTTTCTATCTTTCAGAATCTTAGAGGCACCTTCTTGTATCATAGCATTGCTATTCCACATCTTGGCACTAAAGGCAGAGCGTTCAGCCTTCTGTTCTTTTAGCTTATCACCATAGTAATCTGAACCTGCTTTGGTTGCACCTGAGATCACATCACTGAATTTAAATCCCATCTTCTTCACCTCTCTTAGCCATTAAACCCATAGATGGTTCCACAGGAGGTTCCATAGGAGATGCTTCTACAATCTCTTCTTCAAGTGACATAGTCTCTTCTTCTACATCATCAAAGTCTTTTAGTGCTAGTGCAACGGCACTCATACTAGGTTCAACATTCTTCTTAGTCTCATTACCTATCTTGTACTTAACATCAGAAGCTTCTGCTACGTTGATAAGCATTTCAATAAGTACTGGAGCAGCAAGCAAGCCTGTATCAAGGGTGTGATCCCCATCCATTACACCTGCTTTAATAAGTAGGTTAACAATAGGGATAATAGGTATGCCGGATTCTATCTGGTTAAGGATTTCAGTTACCATACCCTTATCTTCAAACACAGGCATGTAGCTTTCAATGACTTCATTCACAGTGTTTAGCTTAGGTGGCTTCTCCCAAGGCTTTGAACCTAACTCACCTGCTAGGGACTGTCCGGGTATGGGTGCATCAAATATGGGTTCCTTACTTGGATTCATTGTTACCTTCCCTCATCTTTCTAAGCTGCTTAATGTAGTGGATAATATCTGTATCCTCGTCTGAATTCTCTCGCTTGGGGATTAGACCATTGCTTTTTGCGGAAGTATCAGTAGGCGCTTTACGTATCTGTGCGTCTATCTTGTTATACATTTTAATTATATGTTGTGACATAGTGTAATCCCTTAGGTAATTTTAATCGTCTGCATCTTGACCATTCTTATAATCAACATATTGCATACCAAGCTTAGTAATATTCTCCCACATAGTACTACTACTCGCAGATGATTTGGATGCTATTAGTGCCTCACCTGCTATGGTAGAAGTGGCGATTGCGTTAAACCGATCAGCTTCATTCTCTTTGATCTGGTAACCCCAATCCATTTCATCCCTATGTTCCTGCCATAAGTTATCATAGGCCGTGTTACTAATATCCAAAGCTGCCTTAGCATTGATCTCATTAGCACGGTTAGTGGCTGCGGTGTCTGCTGTAGCTACAGTTCTACGCCATTGAGCATTTGACTGCTCTACAACAAGACTGTTAGTAGCATTAAACTGATCTCTCTGATTCTTTATCTCAGTGTTAAACTTCTCAGTAGCATTGATCTCGCCTGCATTGAACTTGTCCTGTGCATTCTTCTGTGAAGAGTTGAACTGGTTCATAGTAGATTTCATATTGTCATAGAACTGATCCACTTGGTTAGCGGAGGAGGCATTGAACTGCTTAGTAGCATTCTCTGCTGCCTTATCAGACAAGATAGAACTAATACGCTCTTGTGCTGCAAACATAGTAGTCTGTTGAGCATTACTTAGGTTAGCCATATCAACTTCAAGGAAGGCTTGGGCATTCTGTACTTCAGCCTGCTGCCTGTTGTTGAGGTTAGCCATATCCATGTTAGCACTGTTAGCAACATTAGCTAATTGTGCAGCCTGCTTATTAGATAGGTTTGCAAGATCCATAGTCTGTACTAAGTTAGAGTTCTGAATAGCTTTATTCTGCTCTGCAGTAAAGTTCATGTTAGCTATCTCAGAAACACGGGACGCATTCAATACATTAGTCTGCTGTCTGTTAGATAACTCTTGTCCTTTAATGGAAGCATCAATCTGTGCATTAGCTAGTGCAGTCTGTTGCTTGTTTGACAAGTTGGTAACTTCCATCTGCATAGCATTGGTCGTGTTAAACAACTTAGTTTGTTGCTCACTTGTTAGCTCTAGCTCTCGCTCTGATAACTGAGAAGACACATTGAATAGTGCAGTCTGTTGTTCATTGCTAAGCACCTGAGACTTCATAGCAGCAGATGCTATTGCATCTTGCATGAATGCAGCTTGTTGGCTTGTAGCATCAAACTGTGCAGACTCAAAGCTCTTAGTAGACTCTAACACTGCCATCTGCTGTTCGTTAGATACATCCTGACCTTTAAGTGAAGCACGAACCTGTAAGTTAGCAACAGAAGTTGCTTGCTCTGTAGATAGGTTAGTAAGATCTATAGATAGATTCTCAGCAGACTTTGCAAGGTTAGACTGTTGTGCATTATTCAAGTTAATGTTATTGACTTCTGCATACCGTGCTGCGTTAGCTAGTGATGTTTGAGTCTCAGCATTTAGGTTCATACCTTTGGCTGCTGCACGTACTGCCTGATTAGAAATCACAACAGCTTGTAGGTTAGATAGACTTTCAGCCTGTAGTGCAAAGGCGTTAGTGCTATTCTGTAAAGCAGACTGTTGCTTATTAGATAAGTTATTTAATGCCAAGTTCTGTGCGGCAGCAGCATTAGCTAACGAAGTTTGCTGTCTGTTACTCAGATTAGCCATATCCATACTTAGAAATGCTTGAGCATCATTCTGTGCAATAGGCATTGCAGATTCCATAGCAGCCTGCACAATAGCAGCACTAGCCATAGAAGAAGCACCAATACCCCTAGCAGCCATAACAGCATTAGCATTACGCATAGCACCTGCAGCCCAAGCTGGAGTACCATCGTTGAACTGATCCATTAAGCTTGCCATCTGGCCTTGCATAGTAGCTGCAGCACTAACGGCACCCTGTCGGTCTGTAGCAAGCTCCTGAGAGAAGTTACCCTGCTGAGCTATCATAGTAGCTTCAGTGTTCAAAGCATTCATAGTGGCAGCTACAGCGGCTACAGGTTCATCTAACTGTAAGGCAGCTACATCAACTAACTCTTGATTGCTAACTGCACGATTCTGTGCAACTACACCTGAAGTAGCATCAGACTTAACTATGTCAGCCGCAGGTACAGTACCTGCCTTAGCAGCATCCATGACAGTGTAGTCACCCAACTGAGCAGACTGAGTGGTCTTTAAGTTGTATGCGTCTGCTGCCTGTGCCTCTGGTGTAGCTGAGTCAAGGGAAGTTGTAGATGCGGCAAATTCTTTATTTGAAAGTTGATTAGCTGAAGATGCAATCTGACCCGTAGCAGCATTTACTTCCTGCCCCGGACTATAGGTTAATGCAGTGGTATCACCTACTTGTCCTGCTGTGCTTGTAGCCCCATCAGCCCGTTCAGTGATAGCACCCTGCTGTGCTTGCACTGTATCTGTTACTGTACCTACTTCAGAAACTAAAGCATCAGTCACACCTTTCACACCAGACTCTGCAGTGTTAGTGGTTATGTTGTCATGAGTCTTAGCATCAGGTGTATCAGCTTTAGTGTAAGCTGCCTGTGTAGTTGAAGCTGTTGGTGAAGTATCTAACTGACCTGCTGTTTTATTAATAAGTTGATTAGGATTTACTTGAGTAGCTGTGGCTACTGTCTTTGTACCCGTTGGAAGTGTAGGGTTAAGATGTTGACCAATAGATATATCACCTAAGGTACTGTCCTTAGTAAAGGGAATACCTTCTGGTGGCCCTGTTACTGGAGGTGGAGTAGTAACTAATGAAGGATCAGGTCTATAAGTAACACCTTTAATCTGGTCAACAGGATCTACAAACTTCTGCTGTCCTGTAGCATCAAAGCCCACACCTTCAGTAGAGTCGTTGATCTGTCCACGGATACTATCTAAGCCCATACCACCAGCCAGAAGGTTAGAGTAGTATTCAACACCAGCAGCATCACCTGCCCTGCCTGTTTGTCCCTGATAAATAGATTGGATAGCTGCTACGTCTGCTGCAGTGTTATCACCTGTGCGGCCTAGCTTATCTACAGCTTGATCTGTAGTAGCATAGTCTGGATTTACTTGGTCATAGGCATAGTTATTACCATCAGGATTCATCCACATAGGCCGAGCGTGTTCAGTCCGTACCCGTTGGTCTTCTGCCACATATCGCTGCTGCTTTGTACTTGCCCATTGACCCGCTTCAGTACTACCATCTAACTCAAGTCCAATAGTAGCAAGAGCCTCTTCAGAAGTCTTGCCAGATGCCTTTAACTCTGCCACCTTTCCTGCATAGAACTCCTGACCCTTCTTACCAGCGTGTCTACCTAACTTATTCTTAAATAGATTCTGTATAGATTCATTATCTTTAGATACTTGGTATTGCTTACCTTCATCACTGTAAGCTAGGTCAGCTTTAATATCTTCAAGACTCTTAGTACCGTTAGCTAGTTGGTTCTTGTAGAAATTATAGCCTGCTTTGTTTGGCTGTCTACCTGTAGCGATAAGGTATGCCGCCTCTATAGGATCCATTGGAGATTCAGGGATTCTAACCCTTCCTTCATTCCAGTAGTCTACATCACCACCACCTTCATAACCAGAAACCACTCCACCACTAGCATACCGCTTAGTAGTAGCATTGATTAATGCATTATACTTATTCATTGCAGGAGGGTTAGCTTGAAGATAACCACCGAAGGAAGGTAAGTCACCAGTATGCCCCAGCTTTGAAGCAATACGCTTCATCTGATCTTGACTGTAACCTTTAAACTGTTGTTGAGGCATATGTATACTCTCTTATAAATAATTATGATTGATAGTAAGGGAAGTAGACACTATCAGTGTGGTTACCTTATACTGTATATATTGTATATGTATCACGGGGGGTGGGGGTTTCACTAGAATAGCACTTTATTAACTAGAAGTCAAGGTTTATTTTAACTATCTTCTAGCTACTATAGATTGACCAAAGTACATCCCTACCACTGACATGATTGCATGGGGTAACCAAACTGGTGTTACCATACCCTGTAATGAAACAAATTCAGTCACCGTATTCTTAAAGTCAAAGAACAAGATACTGAATCCTGATGTAACATCTACGGGTACTACTGTACTGAATCCTAATAAAGGTGCTAGTAGTATGAACATAGCCATACTCATGAAGGAGATAACCAAGAAGCGCCTGATCCATTGAGCATTGGGGTTCTGGTGTGCACGAGCAGCATCCACACTCTTCTCAGAGGCATCCATACGGGCTAACAACTGTTTCTGTTGCTCTGCCTTATCTGCCTGTGCTTGTGCCCACATCTTCATGCCAGCCCCACCTAAGGTGCTACCCATCATTGTGACAGCTTCCATTGGTAATCCAAACATACTAGCCTCCTATGATTCCCAAGCTTCATTGATGTCAGGTGTGTTAGGATCATCTCCTACCAGTCTACCCTTATCATCTCTAGCTCTCTTTCTTTTCTTAGGTGTATCCATTATAGCTTGAACTATATCATCTTTAATAAAGTAGGTATGGTAAGCACCTTCACCTGCTACAATGTTACCACCAGCATTAGACACTTGGTTCTCTTCAGTAACATCATACCCTTGTTCTTTTAACTCGTCTTTGTACATCTTGAAATCCATCTTTTAATCCTCTTACTAGTGCAGTGTCTGCATACCTTGTTACCTGCCTTTACATCATATGATCCACATATTCTACATAGAACCACTATGCTTTACCCATTAGGTATGCACTCAAGGCTCCTAGGAGGGCCGCTAGTGCCAATGCACCTGCAGCCATACCTTTGCCCTTAGCTAACTGTAACTCTTGCGTAGCGAGTCTCTCATTGAGCTTCTCCATAGTGCTAGTCAAGCTCTCCATATCTTTAGTAAGTTGAGTGACTATGTGTACTAACTGTCCCGTTTCAAAGTCTGACATACCTTCCATCATGTAAATCCTTTTAATTAGCTAATGGGTTATCTAGTGAACGCTGCAACTTCTTATTCAATCTGGTTTCAAGATCAGTAATCTTTCTCTCTACATCCTCACGGATAGTGTCAGACTTCTGTACATAATCTTTCTGTAGCTGGTCACGCTTACCTTCAAAGCGACCTTCAGCAACATCTATGGTAGCTCTAACATCACTTTCAATACCTGCAATGTCATCCTCTACCTTATCTATAATCTTTTCTTGACGGTTAATATCATCCCTAAGGGCGTTCTTAAGATCCTTTATGGTATTGTACTGTTCTTCTGAGGCTTCTTTAATTGAGGAGATTTCATCCTTAACTAATCCTACACCCTTATCTATCACAGCAAACTTACCTTCCATGACAGCAATACGCTTGTCGTACCCAGATAGGTCAGGAGAGACAAAGCCACTAATACGAGACTCCATATCAAGGTATCTTTGATATACCTCAAACCCACCCCACAGTCCACCTACGATACTACCAATCAGTGGTACTATTAGTAGTAGCTTACTGCCACCTAACTTGACACCACCATATTCTATTTCTGCCATATTATCCGTCCAACTGTAATCGTCTAAGTGCGTTTAGTTCAGTCTCTAACTTCATAATCTCAAGACGCTTTCTGTGTAATTCTAATAGGTACAACGTATTACAGTTGATCCTATCCTTTGGTGCATTCAAGGGCATAACTATTCTAGCAAATATACCAATGTCCTTGGATTGAGGGGCGGCATCTTCCGTGTCCCAAAAGCTAGTAGCATTATTAATGATACCAGTAACTCCAAACTCTAGGTTAATCGTACCACCTATAGCATTAGAGCAATCCAAATCTCCTGCCTTAAACTTGTCTGATTGATAAGTGCCACCACTACTAGGTAGTTGCAATGAGAGTGAGTTGCCACCTAACACAGGAGTACACACTAGCAACATTAATAGAAGTAACCTTCTCATTATTTAACCCTTGAACATATCTTTGATGCAACAGTAGTGCCTACTCTAAGCTGTGACACAGAACAAATGTACTCAACAGAACTAAGGGAAGTATTACGAACATACACTTCAAATTCTACTGTATCTAAGTATGACATAGGAATTACATTATACTGAGATACAAAAGGAACTGGTTCCCACTCGTCTGTAAATACTCCTATCTCGTAATAGGCTACGTCTTGCCTCTTATTAAAGAGACTTAACGTAGTAACGGATATACCTGCCATAAAGGACTTACTAAATACAGGGTATGTCGGTGTCATCTCATGTGAATACACAGGAGCACTGAGTGTAATCACTATGAGAGACAGTAATGCTCTAATACTATTTAGCAATACATTCAGCTACTATGATAGCCGAATAGATACCACCGGGGAATGACTTATTACCACCGTATACTGCGGTAGACTCCGAAGAGAACCAAGTAGAACCAGCAATAGTTAAATCAAACTGTGTAGTGTTATCATAAAGAATCTTATCTACTTCATAGGCAGACATACCAGCATCTGAGGTATTAGTAACGGAGGTTACACCTGTCCATGTTACCGTATCCAGTAAGGATGGGCTTTCACTAAATGCTGAAGGTGTTGTTATCTTAGCTAGATAAGAATCTGCAAGTGTTACATCATAACGTACAACAGGTACAACTCCACCTTCAGCATAAGAGGTACTTAGCTTACTAGGTAGTGGGTTACCATATACACCGTTGGTATCTGTAGTGATTAAGCAACGTGTTTTCACATTACCTGAGATTGGAACACCTGCTGCCAGTGTTGCAGAAGATATGGTAAGTATTAGACTTGCTATTAGTACTTTCTTCATTTGTTACTCCGTTGGTTCATACTGCATACTCACCATTTTGGTGTGTAATAACTGTTGTGCCAGTCCTGCTCTAGCGCCTTCTTTGTTATCTGGTAGGTTACCACCGTTGAGAACCACTGTCTCTTTGTATGTACCGCCCTCTAACTTCTTATCATAATAGGTATTCAGGGATACTGTTTGAGTCAATGCAAACATCAGTAAGTTCTGTGCTATAGTATTAGCAGATAGAACTGAATCATCTACACTACTAAGGATCTTCTCCAGCTTTTCACTGTCTTCATCCTCTTGCTCTTCATCATCCTCTTCATCAAGATCTGCTTTATTGTTAAGCACATCCTGTATATTCTTATCGCCTAATGGATCATAAGGTGGAATCTTATTAGCACCCATCATTGCAAGTATTGCTTCTGCATAGCCGGGACAGGCTGGGTCTGCCATTGGTGTTAGACATACTTCATACTTAAAAGTATAAATTACATTAGCATCAACAATTGAACCTGTACCTTCAATGTCAATAGAACCATCGCCCCACAATTCACCGGGCATATTATCTATGTTAAAACCTTTGGTAATGGGTATGCCACCTCGCATCCCAGTCCAATCATCCGTACTAGAGAATACATATTCATCTGAGTCAACTAACCTGTTCCTCACATGAACTACCATAGCATCTTCTTTATTCTTAATAGGCGTGTACTGGTAGAACACCCCATTAATCTGTAGTCCTCTTATATTACTAGGGGCTATCTCCATCCCCCATGTATGCCCTGTACCTGCCATGTTACCGCTAATACCATAAATATATTCACTATGAGCATTGGTAGCATAGATAGCTAACAAAGCTACTATAGCTAGTTTCCTCATAACAGTAGCAACAATCCTAGTACAGCACCGCCTAAGCTTAATAAGAACTTCTCAGTTTTATCTTCTTCCATTGCTTCTGGCTTAGGGATCTTCTCTTCGTCATTCTCCCATGCTATCTTAGCATCAGTGCCAATGATACCATTGTAAGGACAAGGAGTACCTGCCATTAACATTGCATCAAAGACTCGTAGATCTTGACAAAGCACTGAAACTGCAGCAACCTTCATACCCATATCATAGAGTGTCTTAGCATTCTTCAATCGTTCACAGTTAAGGTCACGAGCTGTAGTACCTGCTGAGATACCCAAGATCTGTGTCTGCACTGCACCTGCTACACCGACTGTACAAGAGTCAGAGTTACCACCCCCAAGGGAGGGTGATATTGCAGATGGTGGTGGAGACTTAAGTGTTGTAGTCACGGAGCCTGTTGTATGAACTGTACTATTAGAAGTAGAGTTAGTAACAATGGGTTCCCCTGCACTTGCTGCAAATGGAACCATCAGTATCACTGTAGCTACTGCTATTCTAATCTTACTTATAACCTTCATATTCTAGTCCCATATTTACTTGATACACCACTTAGCATAACCACTACCTATTTACCCTACAGGAGCCTGTGAAGGGCTAACGTGTACAGGGTACACCTCAAGTAGTGTTGACCACATACTTATGCGGCTCCCTTCTCTAATACAATAAAGTTACTAAATATAAGTTACCATGTATTAAGAGTTTAAATCCTAGGCTAGTATGGGTCTGGTAGGCCAAGTGATGTTCTCAGGATCAGCAGTGTTAACAGGAAGATCCCGTAACTCTTGACGATATACTGCCCAAGCTGCTGTATCAACACCTACCTGTACGTGATCTACAGCCTGTGTATGGTCTGAAAGCACCAACATTGCATCCCGCTCTTTACGTAACTCCCCTATGGAGTCAACATCAGAATCATCAATACCCCAAGACTGTACCCATAGGCCATCTGCTATCACAGGAGTTAATTCTGTAATAACTCTACCTACTTTCATAGTAGGATACTCAGTATCATTTACTACAGCAAAGCCATACTCTGCAAGTATTTCCGCAGTTTTTATTCTAGGTAAAGACACATTCGGGACTACTATTTTGGTAATAGGGTATTCTTTTGTACTAGTATTTATATACATATCAATCTCTCTATAAAACGGTTATTGTGACAAAACCGCCACCAACATTAGTTCGGTTAATGTCAGATGGGTTTGAAGCTGTATTGACAATGAAACTGGTTCCACCCTGCCTAGAGCCTCCACCAACATAACCACCGCCTCCTGCCCACTGGCCGTAGTAACTTGCACTCATACCGCCACCTCCAGCACCCCACCCACCAGTGGGGCCGTTCCAGTAGTGATCAGTACCTGAGGTGTTCGCACCATCCTTAAAGTTTTTGCCTCGGAAGTTATTACCACCCCCGCCATAACCTGAATAGCCGCCACCTCCTCCTGCATATCCCGACCCAGAACCACCAGCTCCAGAAGCGTTTAATGAACCTGTGATGTACGGCTTCCCCGCCCTATCTACAGTACCTCCCGTAGCTCCGGAACCTCCCCCACAAATGATCACATTAATGTTTTGGGATGTAGAAACCGCAGTGCCGCCACCTGCACCTGAGTTGCCGCCGAGTTGCCCACATGTAATATATAAGTACGAACCCTCCACAAGATCAAAATCGGCTTGGACTGTGGCCCCACCATAGGGTGTCGCATTAGCAGAGCCAGCGCCTGCGGCTTGGATACGATACGTTGCTGTTTTTGGAACCATCCACCTCTGTCTAACACCGACACCCGATATATAAGAGGCTACAACGCCACTATATGCGGAACTTACTGTTGAAGTGGTGGGAGCAGTATGACCGACAGCTAGGGCAGTGAACGTATGTGAGGTAAATTCATATAAACCCGGATCTTCACTATTACCTCTTAGTTTATTTTCTATCATTAGCTCATTACCTGTCCCGCAGCAAAACCATACCAAGTTGTACCACCGTCCGTTGTTAGGAAAGAAAACACATCAACACCTGCTTCTAGGTCAGGTGCATCACCACCAGCCCAATCCACGGAGCTAGGCCAAGTGATAACGGGCGTAGAACTTAGGGTTGCTATTAAAGTAAATGCCCCGGCTTTACCTGAAGCAGGTGGATTAGAGAAGGTCAGAGTCTGTGACCCCGCAATAGCTTTAGTCTGTACATTGCCTAATGAAAGGTCTACGTCATTAGCAGCCATTGCTTGTACAGTTTCTGAGTAATCCTTGATTTCAGGACGCTGGATGATGTTGTCAGCGTGGTTAACCGTACCTGACATAGTACCACCCGCTTTAGGTAGGGCAGCGCCAGCCGTAGTCGTAGTAGAACTTAAGATACCATCTCTAGTAGCAATATCTACACCATCAAAGGTACTGTTGGTTGTAATTGCACCAGTCATTGCCCCACCTGTCTTAGGTAAAGCAGCGTCTGCTGTTACACCGTCTGCTGCTACATCACGACCATCAAAAGTAGAGTTTGTAGTTATTGCACCAGTCATAGCACCGCCTGCTTTAGGTAGTGCTGCTCCTGCGGTAGTAGTGGTGGAAGTTAAGATCCCGTCACGAGTAGCAATGTCTACACCGTCAAACGTACTGTTGGTAGTAATAGCTCCTGTCATAGCTCCACCAGCTTTAGGTAAAGCAGCATCAGCAGTTACACCATCGGCTGCTACATCACGACCATCAATGGTACTGTTGGTAGTAACTGCACCTGTAAAGGCACCACCAGCAAGAGGCATCTTAGTGCCAATAGACGTAGCGGTAGTTGTTGCATAGTTGGCATCATCACCTAAGGCTGCTGCTAGTTCATTCAACGTGTTCAAAGTAGCTGGAGCCGAGTCTGCTAGGGCTGCAATTGCTGCATCAGCGTAGGCTGTCGTTGCTACTTTAGTTGAGTTGTCTGCAGCAGATTGAGTAGTAGTAGTTGGACTACCACCAAGAGCAATACTTGTTGCAGATTCAACAGCAGTTTTAATCTCTGCATCAGACTGATCTGCAGTAGCAGAAGCTTCAATAGCATTTAGCTTAGTGTGATCTGCATCTGTGAACACATTAGAGTCAGTAGCCGCTTCAACAGCAGCACGAATCTCCGCATCAGTTTGATCTGCAGTAGCAGAAGCTTCAATAGCATCTAGCTTAGTTTTATCTACACTAGAGGGCATTGCAAAACCACCTGCAGTAGAACCATCATGGACTACTAAAGTGTCTTTTGTTGTGTCAACAGTAACTTCACGTAAGGCACCTGTAAAAGATGAATGCTCGGAAGTCGTGCCACCACGAAGTTGTAGTAATTTACTCATTGTTATAGACCTCCAAAGTCTAGCTGTAAGTTAGAACCTGAAATAGTTCCGATATTCGTCATGTTGTTATTTTGTCCATCTAATGCCCCACCTAACTGTGGAGTTACATCTTCATGGATATTAGTTAATCCTGAAATAATGCTACTAAATATAGTTCCATTAAAGTATTTAAATATGTTTGTAGTAGTGTCCATCCACAGATCACCTGTGGACGGGCTAGAAGGTGCAGTAGAAGCTATTTTGTACTCATTAGCATATCTATTTACATCAGCTAAGTTACTTGCAACACTATTAACATTAGCAATAGCTGCACCAACTAAGTTTACATTAGTGACAGCACCTGCAACAGTACCTATATTTGAGGTAATCCCTGCAACAGTACTTATGTTTGAAGAATTGTTAGAGACTGTGGTAATATTAGCTGAAATGGCACCTACAGCATTAACATTTGAGATATTAGAAGCTACACTATTAACATTTGAGATATTAGAAGCTACACTATTAACATTGGATATTGCATTACCTACAGCGGCAATCTGACCTGATCCTGTGCCTACAGTAACTGCGGCTGTTATAGCCCCTAAGTCTTCAGAATAAACAATGTCCCCCGCTACAATGTCAATTGCAGCTTGGTTAAGCGCAGTGGGGGCAGTTGCTGCCCATGTACTTGTAGCAGTGTTATACGCCCTAAGCTCATTGGCAGATGTGTTCCACCATAAGTCACCTGAATCTAGTGAAGTAGAGGGAGCAGATGATGCCGTACGATATTTATTAACAAAAGCATTAACATCTGAAATATTAGTCGCTACTGTATTTACGTTTGTAGCATTACTGACTACACTGTTGATGTTAGTTGCGTTAGCAACTGCACTATTGATGTTAGTTGCATTGGAAGCCACAGCATTAACATTGGATATTGAACCTGCTACAGAATTAATATTAGTTGCGTTAGCAACTGCACTGTTGATGTTAGTTGCATTGGAAGCCGCAGCATTAACATTAGATATTGCACCAGCAACTGTATTAACATTTGTAATGGCTGCGCCAACAACACCGATAGAGTTACCTGACCCTGTGCTAACTGCGGAGGCTATAGAGCCTAAGTCCTCAGTATAGACAATCTCACCACCAACAGCATTAATTAAAGCTTGGTCAGCAGCATTAGGTGCCATTACTACCCATGCAGATCCACTGTAGACCTTCATAGCACTAGCAGTGGTGTCCCAATACATAGCGCCTGTAAGTAAAGAGCCACCATCATTATCTACAGAAGGTGCCGAACTTTTTGAGCCAAGCATACGATCATCAAAGCTATCATATGAAGTAGCAGCAGCGGTAGCTGAGTTAGCAGCATTTGTCTCACTAGTTGCGGCATTACCTGCACTAGTCGCAGCAGCAGTAGATGAACCTAATATAGTATCTACATAAGTCTTCGTAGTAGCATCTTGTGCAAGAGTAGGATCAGCAACACCTGTGATCTTGTTAGCACCCATAGCCAGAACACCACTCATGGTGTCACCTGCTTTGGTTACCTTCAATGCGTCTGCTGTATCTGTGTATGTCTTTGTAACAGCGTCTGTGCCAGCCGTAGGGGTGCCTAGGCCAGTGATCTTACTAGTACCCATAGCAATGGCACCAGTCATGGTTCCACCTGCCTTAGGTAGCTTTGTGGCTATTGCAGCAGTGGTAGTAGAAGCATAGTTAGCGTCATCACCTAGGGCAGCAGCTAACTCATTAAGAGTATCTAAAGCACCCGGAGCAGCAGCAATGACAGCAGACACTTCAGTATCTACATACGTCTTGGTAGCAGCATCCGAGCCTTGTACTGGATTAGATAGACCTGTTATGGTAGAGGCTGTACCAGAGTTCATATCAAGTGAGCCGTTGATGGTCACATTAGTAAATGAGCTTGTACCTGAACCCGCAGTTATATTACCCGTTACATTACCTGTAACAGCACCTGTGTGAACACCTGCTGTATTGCCAGTTAAGTTACCCGTTACATTACCTGCTAGCGGGCCTACAAAGTTTGTAGCATTTACTGTAGTACCTGTAATGGTACTAGCTGAAGTGTTACCAATCTGAGAACTGTTTACTGTACTGCCAGCAACTGCAACACCATCTATAGTACCGCCATTAATATCAGCAGTAGTCGCTACAAGCGAAGTAATAGTAGCAGCGGCAGGAGTAGCACCACCAATGATAGTACCATCAATGTTACCACCATTAATATCAACAGTAGCAAGAGTGGATAAGCCTGTGACACCTAAAGTGCCTGCAATGGTTGCATTCTCATGTACCGCAATAGTATCAATGTAGCCAATACCATCTATGTATAAGTCTTTAAACTCAGCACTAGAGGAACCAAGATCAACATCACTATCAGTGACAGGAACAATTGCCCCATCTTGAATACGTAGCTGTTCTACTGTGCCAGCACCTACTTGTGCATAGAAGCTGATACGGTTATTAGTAGTGTCAATAACTACTTTGTTTAATGCATCAACATCTGCAATGAGAGGTACGTAAGCACCTTCCGTTGAAGATCCATCATGCTTGTGTCCAGTTGCGAATGCGAAGGCATCACGTAAGGCATTATACTCTGCGTTAACGGGTGCCGCTTTGATTACTGCGTTTGCAGTTATGTCTGCAACGGATTGTCTATTATAGCCAGCCATTTTATCTTAGATCTCCAGTGCCATAAGTTAACACTATGCCCTGTATGCTGTGACTAGCATCAGTGCTATTAGTTACGTATTTAAAGGATATGGACTTACCAGAACCTGCTATGTTAGTTGTCCGTATCGGTGAGGGGTTACCACTGTAGATGGCAGTACTATCGTAGGTAGCTTCATTAAAGTATGCGGCTGCACCTACGGTATTCATTGTATAGTTAGTTGGGTTCATTATAGTAGTATCTTCGTAATCATACACTACAGATAATATAATTTCGTTATCCCCCTCAGATCGGAGGTAAGTACTAACTTTATAAAAGATCTTACGTAGTTCAGGATTTTCCATATATAGGTAAGGAGTTTGATATACACTGAAGATGTCTAGCCCATTAAAGGAGTTACCAATCTCTTGTCTATGTACTTTACCATCGGATGTACCATGTATTACATACTCATACTGACCTAAGTAGCCACTAGCAGCACATGTAGCCTCTAGTCCTAATAGTTGTCCAAACTCAAAGGAGAACCCTTCTTGTTGCTTTCGGATACCTCCGATAATACCCTGTGCTTCTGAGGCAGCAAAGAAGATACGGAACTGCGACTTCTGACGAATAACTACTGAAGATAGGCCATCTAAATCTATGTTCATTGAAATGTCTGTGAATAGAGATTGAATATCTTTTGATATAGTCTCTAGTTCTACATCACCAATTCTGCTTGTACCTGATATAGGCCGCATACCATCCTGACTAAGGAACATTAAGTCCCCACCAATCTCCATGATACTGTCCGAAGCAATACAACCTAGATCGTGTGTAACACCTGTCAATACAAAGTCAGAAGTACTAGTACCTTTCAAAGACTTAATGTTGTTAGTTCCAAAGATATATAGTACATCTCGGAAAGGTTTGATAGCTACAATAGGGAAGCCTACATTAATTACGCCAGCACCATTGCCTGTAGCAAAGTCAGTTTCAGCTAATGGAGCACTGAAGAATAGTTTTGTAGGATGTGCAGGATCACCTGCAAGGAACATATGATTAGCATAATCCACAGCATACTTTGGATCCGTAGGAGCATTCGCATGAGTAAGCTGAGTGTATGTAGTACCATCATAAGTAGCTGCAGGATTAATACCATCTGTAAGTATAGTCTTTGGTGTAGTGAAGTTAAAGTTACTAAAACGTACCTTACCCACCCCTACCATTGTAGGTGAACCAGCAGTAGTAGCGGCTACCCATGCAGAGGTTGCTGTATTCCAATAGTGAAGATAGTTATATCCAGAAGAAGGTTTTCTACAGGCTAGGATGCCATTGTTGATACCGTTGACTACATTAACACCTAGCGTAGATCCTGTTCCCGGAAGTGTACCATATGAATTATCAAAACCATTAATACGTCTATAACCACCTGTAATAGCTGGCTCATAGTTAACTAGTAGAATAGCACTACCCGGAGCTTGTTCACCCTGTGCAAGAACATCACGACTTGTATCTAAGCCGCCCCTGCAGAATACTTTGTTTACTGATAGTTGATCTGCCATGTGACTATGCTATCCCTGCAGAAGTAAGCTGACGAGTCCTAACAATGTAAGTTGATCTCATTTGGAACGTATCATCCATTAGGACATTACGCATAGCCTTAACACCATCTTCAAAAGCTTCT